TTGTAATTGAGCGCATCAAACGAAGGTGCGTCAATAAACGCGCACGGTGGGTTGATGTTCTTCGGATCTGTGACAACGCGTAAACCTGTAATCGTGGACAGCGTTGTCGTCAGATTATCAAGCGCCGTGTTAAAGAGATCCGTGTATGCCATTACGCCACCTGCGGACGGTTGATGCCAAGCAGCTGCATGACCATTGGGGAAACACCGGTGGAAGGTGGAGCGCCCATGCCATCAAACGTGGCAAGCGATGTGTAGCTCCCCTTTTGGCGGTAGTACGCAGCACCAATCATGATGGTGCCCAGCTTGACATCGCCTGATGGAACCGTGCTGAGCGAGTCCTGAAGGTAGCCCGCTTCATAACGACGGCGATAGGCGAAGGCATTACAAGCCGCAGCGCACTGCGTCAAGAAACTTGCCTCTTCTGTGGTGGCCGTAATAATCCCGACGTAATCCTCAATCTCGGCGGCGGTCACCCAGGTGCAAGTAAGCGTCCAGGTGCAGGTTGCCATTGGAAGTTGAGTGCCCCAAATGAGGTCACTGCCAACAGAACGCACAAGCAACTGGTTTGCGTGAGGAATGGACGAGTCAAAACGCAACTCGCCAGTTTCCTCGTTAGTGCCGATGTACTCGTATTGAGGGCATGCAAGAACTGTGAATGTTCCGTTAATGCCTGAATCAACACCAGCAAGGGTGATGCTCTGTCCAACTTCGATGGGGGTTTCCGTCAGCGTCTGAACGACGGCGTAGTTATTGAGACGCTGACGGGAAATTACTGTAAACACCGACACGCGGTGCCCCTCTCGCTTAGGCCTGGGTGATCTTGCGGATCATGCCAGGGATGGCAGCGAATGTGGATGCGTACATGTGGTAGCTGAATTGGCGACCCAATGTAGATGGAACCTCAACGGACATCAATCCGCGAACCTGCTCGTAATACTCGAAGGCATCGCCGTTGCCGGTGTTGAGGCGTGTAATCACCATTGTCTTAGCAGCGAAGTTGCTGTCTACGACAAGCTCGAGACCGAGTGGGTTGCCGTTCCAAGATGTTGCGTTCTGTGAACCGAGGCGGTTCATGCCGGTAAGACCAGCTCCAACAAATGGGAAGAGCGGTGCGTTGGTTGAGTCCACGACCTGTCCCAATTGTGCCCATACATCTGGGGAAACCAGCATGTGAGTTGGGAACCAGTTACGTCCCGAGGAAATGTCCTTGGCTGCGTCGTAGATGCTCTTTACGAGGTCTGCTGCGGTGAGGTCCCACACGCCCGATGAGGTTGCTGCTGCGAGCAATGCGTCTGCACAGAGGTTGTCGCTCTCATACATTGCTTCGCCCATCAAGTCATTCAGGATCTGTGTCATGGCTGCGGGGCTCGTGAAATCCGTGTCCTGAACCGAAAGCTGAACCGCCCCAGCGATGGTGCTTTTAGCCACCGAATTGGAAGCAATAACCATTGTCTGAGCAGTTACGCCCGTGAGTTCAGTTGATTGAACACCAGCTGCGGTGTGCGTGGTGATGGTCGGACGGATAAAAGTCTTCTGTGTTCCACCGTCTGGATAAGCGCGAACGCCTACTGCGTTTACAACTGGGCGCACGAAGTTGAGGTCCTGTACCAAAGGTCCCAAGACCATCTGATTTAAGAGGCCAGGTGTGTCAGTTGTGATCTGGTCGCCGGCGGCGGCCTCAAGAACTGAACGGTTTGCGGTTGCTGCTTCGCGGTATGCGGCGTTTACTTTGGCGAAAGTGTCGCCACCGATGTGCATTGCTGCGAGGTATTCGCCTGGCGAAGGCATGCGGAATTCGCGCTTAGCCTGGGCAGGGATTGGTGCGGTTGGGATAACTGCTGCTGCTTCTACTGCCTCAGCTGCTGGGGTTGCTTCCACTGGTGTCTCCTCGACTGTTTCTGTGGTTTCTTCTGTGTCGGGTTCTGTTTCCGCTGACGCGGCTACACGTGTGATGGTAGCACCGCTGAACGCTGCTATGGGCACTAATGACAATTCCATCCAATCAGCTGCTGTCACAATCATGCGGCCCTGATCGTCGTATGAAAACTCGGTCGGGTTTACACCCACGGAAACTTCCATAACTCCATCGGCGGCCGAGACCAGTGCGTCGTCACCAGCTGCGGTGCGTGAAATCTTCATGCTTGCAAGCATTGCCTCATCTGTGGAAACACGCTCAGCCACAATGCCGACAGGCTGTGACGAATCGTGATACATGAAAACACGGGGAGCCTTGCCTTCGACCGGCAACGAGCCTGGACGGAAAAGAACCTCGGTGCCATCGCTCACTGTTGCAAACGTATTCCAAGGGACGGCGATTGCGTCAATAAGACGCTGGCCTGATTCTTCGCCGGCAGCGGCAGAGACGGTGATTGTGTCTGATGTAAAACGGATCATGCGAGTTGCTCCTGTGTATTTTCTTGTGGCATGTTGGGAACTGCTGAGTCTTCTTGGCTCATGCTGTTCTCATCAAATTCCCCGATGAAGTCATCAACGTCAAACTCGACGAAGGTGCCACGGGGAAGAATTGCGTCAGAGGAAAGCGTTGATGCGATGCACTCTGCGTAAACCTTTGTTCCGAATGTCCAGAGGTCGATGCGTGACTCTCGAGAGTTGGTGTATGCGTATGAGCCTGTGGAAACACCGAGCAAGTACGGAGGCACGTTGCAGAGGCGAGCGATGTCAAGGGCGCTGTAATTGGCTGACTCGATGAGAAGCATCTTGTCGGGGGTTGCGCTGGTTGGCTCATAGCTTAGAAATTCGTTGAGGGCAGCAGTCAGCTGCAAGATCTGCCAACTCCTGAGCGCTCAAGGGTTCGCCTCCGGTCTGACGAAGGATCCCGCTGGGGATGGCCGAGGCCGCATTGCGGTACCGGCTGTCCTCAACCTTGAGAGCCGTGGCAATGGTTTGCTCGCCCTGGTAAATAATGCCCTGTACGGGGCTGATGAACTGAACAAGATCTTTAGGGTCAAGCATGCCACCCTGAAAGTAAACCTCATTGGAGGGTGCAAACCAGACGGGACCTGATTGGTCCTGCGTGGTTACTGAGCCTGCGGGCAAGCGTGTAAACGTGGCGGGGTATCCATCTTGTGTGCGTGAGGAAATCCACCAGAACGCACGGCCAAAGAAGAAAAGGTCGTCCAGCGTCCAAGCCATGAGAGTTTCATAAGGGATGCTTGGGTCTGGTCGGCGAAGCCATGAACGTGGCGCAAGGTCGATGTCTTCCATCTCGCGAGCTTCTTCGTTCCAAGATTCTTTATACATCTTCAGACGCATAGCAGAAATAACGGTCGCGTGAAGATCACGTGCGCGGGAAACCGCAGCCACCTGCATTGCACGATTACGCGCCTCACCTTCAATGTAGGTGTAGTACTGGCCAATCATGGAAGGGCCTGCGTTGTTGGCGTAGTAGCCACCAGCAGCAGCTGCCTTTTGTACGGGCGCTGGGCTGATCTGTGCCTTTGTTTCACCTCTTGTGAAGAATCCCATGATTACCTTTCGGAAGGGTGACCGCCACACCCGACGCACGGCGGCCACTTGTTGAGAGCATACGCTACTAAGAGACGACGAGCATGGGCTTCTGACGGTTGGTTGGTTTACTCACAAGACTGATTGCAAACACAGCAACTCGTGCCAACTCGATTGGTCCTGGACTTTTCTGTGAACTGAGGACGGCACCCTGAGCGGTTTTCACCATGACGGCGCGCCCCATGTGTTCAGCCAATGCGGTAGATCCAGTGTGTGCGACCTTGTCCTCAAGAATCATCTTTTGCACCAACGTGGAGAACCTCAGCAACTCGCCGTATCCAACAACGCTGTAGCGCCGTGAGTATTGCGTCGGCATGTGAATCTCAAGGGTTGGTGTAATCGCAAGCGTTACCAGCTTGTCCTGCATGACGCGCTCAATCTCGCGCCACATTTCATCCTCGGTATCGACCACAAACTCGACATGCACAATGGTTTTGTGATCCATCTGCACAGCTCTTACGCCCACGTAGCGAGCCTCCGAAATCGATGAATCCACAGCGAGGACACCACCGGCAGGAACCTCAACATTGGTGCGACACTTCTCCCAGTCGCCAATGTCCCACGCCCCTCGAGACGTGACCCACTGGTTCAGGTGAGCGCGTAAGAAGTAATCCTTTTTGGACGCTGCACGGAGAGCCTTCATTGTGATGGTGGTCCCGAGCGCTGGATTTGCCCAGCGGTAAAACTCTTCACCCTGAGCGTTAGGGGGCATGCTCCACTCAGCAAAGTACAGCCCGTTGTTTTCGCCGGCATCGATGTCGCGTAAACCCTGCTCACGGATTTGTTGCATGAAAA